AGCAACCACAGAGTTTCAGCAATAAGGTCATAGCGGGGGGTTTTTCCAAATTGGTGGTCTTCTAAAAGCTTGCCCAACAGGTTTGTAGGGCGTCCAGTCATGCTTTGGTACTTGGCTGTTGTCAGCTCCTCCCAGAGGAACTTCTGACGCTTGGCGTCCAGCTTGATACCGTTAACTTCAGCAGGTTTTAAGGTGTTGTAGATGTTTTCCATGTACTCTTCCTTTTTACGCTGCTGCTCCTGACGGAACTGCTCTTGTTGCTGAAGCTTGGATTGGATCATTTCTTCCTGCATGGCATCAAGTTTTGGCTTGAACTGCTGTGCTTTTTTTTCAATTTTTTCTGATTCCAACCACTCTTGGACTTGTTCTTCCATCAATTCCGCGTCACTATTGCCAAATCCAGTGGCTGTTAAGTACTTTCTTACAATAACCTCCTGGTGCTCAGGTGTCGCAGGGTTAAGTTCACGCACTTCCTCAGTCTGAGCAAGTGCCCTAAATAACCCCTTGATGTCAGTGCCGCCCTTTGCTACATATTCTGCAGCATACTGCAACTCTTGAGGTAACGATTCAAAGAACTCTTTTGGAGTCTGTTCTCTCAGAGATCTCTCTCTTTCTTCCAGGTTGGCAGAGATCAACTCTTTCCAATCCTTTACTGAGTATTCCTCCAGTGGTTTTTCATCTTCAAAAGGAACTAGTATGCCTTCTTCAAAAAGTTTGGAGAATGTTTCTACCAGTCCACTTTTGTCAATCTTCTTGCGACCAGGTTTCTGTTTTGAGGCAGAATCCTCGTCATCATCTTCTAAATCTGCGTCTAACTCAGCAATAGCTGCCTGAGTTGTTGCAGCATTTGGAGTTTTTTCTTTGCCATCAGGATCATCGCCATCATTTTGGTTTTCATCAAGAAACCCTAGATCTGGAGAACCTTCCTTAGAAAAGAATCCTGGTTTTGAGCTTTGATCATCATCTGCGGTCACAACGCTTTCAGCTCCTGGCATTGGTAAAAAATCATCAATACTGTCAAGACTTACGCTGGATACAGATGTTTGTTGGTTGTTACTGTCCATAAGTAGGTTTAAGTTGGTTGTTTTTCTTCTTCATATATAATCTACCAAATAAACCTCTAAGATTTACATCTGGCAGATGTATGACATAAAATATTTTGCACTATATCGCTATAGTACTTTTACTTTTTGTCATATTTGTTTTTATTAGTACGCGCAACTTGCAATTCTTTCTCAGCAATGCGCTCTTTAGAGAGTAATTCTTGACGCTTAAGCTCTAGTTTTTTCTGTTCTGTAACAGTGCGATTTAACTCGCGATCTCTGGCAATGGCCTGATCAGTTTCTTTTGCGTTTTTCTTGTCAAGATATTCCAAAGTGTCAATGTAGTCGTTCTGCTGGTTCATGTCGCGATCGTTCATGGCAGTGTAACCTGCAGCTCTGATTTCTGCAACGCGCTCCTGGGTCTCACGATCCAGCGCGTTTTGCTCAGCTTCAAAACGTAACTTAGCTTCAAGACGCTCTGTTTCAGCTTGTTGACGCATCTGTTCTGTTTGCTGCAAGGCTTCTGTTTCCTGCATCTTGGCCCTGGTAGTTTTCTCTTCAATACCTTTCATGACGTGGGTAATTTCAGCCATGGAGTCAGCCTTGACAATGTTGCCCAAATCATAGATAGAAGCGCCAGAAGTGTTGTTGTTGATGGCAAGACTTCTGATCTGTTCGATAACCTGGCGCTGGTTGACCTTGGTAGAGATAAAGATATTGAGCTCGCGGGCCAGTAATTCTGTGCCATTCATCTGAAAGTTTACCTTCTCATCCATAGATGTCACATACTGCAAACGCAGTGAAGGACGATTAGAGTGATAGTACTGTGAAAGATCTGTGCGCATCTGATGTACGCGCGGCATCAGGTATTCAGAGTGCTGCGTAAAATACACCTCTGTCTGTGAGTAGCTCATGTTGATAGCCTGCTCAATACCCTGGGCAGTTTCCTGTGCGTTTACTGCACCCAGACGCTGCTGTGAAATACCTATAGACTCAAAGCACTGGTTCTTAAAGTAGCTGGCTAGTTGTACCCTTGACATCAGGCGCTGCGTCTGCTCAAGGTTAAGAACCTGGTAGTGCTGAAAGTTCAGTGCGTTTTCTGTGTTGGTGATAGATGTGTCTAGCGGCAACATCTGAAAGTTCTTCATGGCCACATACGCCTTAGCGTAGTTGTTTTTGCCCCAATCCTCTCCCATGGAGTGACGTGGCAAAGCGTTCTGATCCAGCATAATTACTGTGCCAAGCTCGTCAATCAAAATGTCAGCAATTTGGTTGTTGACAAGGTTGTATCCAATCTGGTAGGGTTTCATCTTGTCTACCAATGACATAGACTTGGTGTTGCGTTCTGTAAACACAGCACCTTCTACCGGCAGCTTGCAGCCATACAACGTAAAGTCACCCTTAAACTGAAAGCGCAAGGGTTTTACGTTTAGATACAGTGGCTGAAATCCAAAAGTGTCATTATTGCCAAAGAATGCAGGTCTGTTGGGACCAACCTTAACACCTCCCCAAACTTCATTGATCCATATCCAATCAACATGTTCACCAAAAACAAGGTTCTCACGACTTTTTTTCTTAAGTACTGAAGTGTCATACAGGGGTTTAGTTGTAATCTTGTAGTTCTCATCAACAATCATGTCAGTAAGCTCACCATTCTCGTCTACTTTAGAAAGATGACCCACCATACGCTGGCTTTTCCAATAGCAAGTCGTAACTCTCAGAAGACTGATGTCTTGAAAATCTTGAACACTTTCAGACTCATTTACAATTTTCATGATAATATCATCGCCAGTGTTCATAAATGCATCACGCGCACTTAAAAACTGCCGCATTCCTAAAGATGGACCTTGTGTATTCCACTCATGAGAACGCGTAGCATCATAAAAAGAACCATCATTTTGCAGTCCTGGGATCAGGTAACCTGCTGAATGCACGGGGTAGATCGCCTCTAAAGAGGCAAGCTCCTCGTCTGTCATCATGTAACCATACTTGTCAATGACATCAGCAATAGTCATTAAATCTACACGGCCTACCCAGTTTGACTGTGATATGTACCTGGCCTCAGGAGACTTATGGTAAAAAGTAAGCACTGGGTTCCAAAGCTCTACCTCGTAATCATCTTCATTCATCTTGAAATGCCAGAACTCGCGATCAGCAATGAGCATGTCTTTAAAAGCGAGGTTCTCTAACTCTTTCATGGTAAAACGCTCTTCGTCCACCTCATGTTGGTGTGTAGCCCATTCTTCTACCATGGAACGGTAATCTTTCTTGAAGAACTCCTCAATTTCTGGCAGAGACTTGAGGCTTTCTGGCGACATCATTTGCTGTGCCTGAGCGGCCTGCTCTTCATCTTCCATGTTCAGACCCATAGCCTCAATGGTCTGTTGCATCTTGACCTCCGCCTGGCGCACCAGAACTTCCTCCACCATCATTCGCTTAGCTTCCATCATTTCATTATAAGACAGATCATCTACTGCTCTATAGGTAATCTTGTCATTGCGCTTAGCAAACTCCCCACACATTACGTTGATAACGTTGGGAATGATGGGAAAAAACTTTAGTTCAAAAGCTGACTCATCTTGTTTGGTCAACACGTCAATCAAATCTGCTACTTCATTGTCTTCTTCTACAATGTAGTCTGTCTTGTCAATGATACCATTAGCCAGCTTGTAGTTTTTTAACAACCTGCGGGCGTTTCTGCGAATCTGCTTGAGACCTTGCATTTCCAACCAGTCCATGTTCCACGCGCCCCATGCTTCGTCTTTGTCTTTTCTGTTCAAAAACTGCACAGGTTGGGTCAAGGTGCCCATTCTGTTATGGTCTACCTTAGCTCCATTCTTGAGCTGTAGTGCGTTGTATACTTTAGGCATAATTATTTTCAGTTAAGTCCTCACCTCATGTTTTTAAAAGGGCTTCTGGGAACCTTAACCATAGTAGAGGAGTTGTGAACGTTTCCCATATGACGGAAAGGGGTCACTCTTAATTTAGCATGTTTTTTAGAGTTATCCAAATTAGAATCCTCACGTTCTACACGCTTAGAGTATCCTCTGTTAGATTCCTGCACCTTTGCAAAAGCCACCAGCGCACAGAAGGCCACCAGTCTGTCCACGTTTAGTCCATCGCGATACGCTGCCATCTCTTTTAGCAGCATAATGTCAGGGATGCGCTCAATACCATAGGTTGTCTTGACAATCTCTCCATTGGGCTTGGTCTCTACATCCAACTGCTCTTCCAGGAACTGGATTGCGTAGGAGATCAGGTTGGTTTTAAAGATTGTTCCTACGTTGCGCCAGCCATACTCCTGGAAGACGTTGGTGTTGCTTTGCAGTTCTTTTAAAAATAGGATCTGATTTTTAGGAACCAGATAGCGTTGTTTACGCCTGGAGATCATGTACTGGATAAACAAGCTAACGTTGTTTTCCACAATGGTCCATGCGTTGTAGTATTCAATAAGCATTTCCAGGCGCTCATGGGTCTTGGTAAGGTCATCAAACCTGCCGCACCATGACGCTACAATACCATCGCGCTCAATGTGCTGCTCAATGGAGCCGTCCATCTTGTGCTTAGTAATCTCCTGCGCGGTCTTGTAGACAAATATGGAGCAGAGCGAGTCAGAAGTCGTTGTCTTTCCTTCGCTAACAGGGTCAATAGACGCATAGTACATACCAAACTGAGGATCCTTTACAGGACGCTCATACAAGATCACCACACCTTCTTTGTCCTGGGTTTTAGGAGATACTGGAAACTCTGAGATGGGCAGCTTGCGTGAGTCACGTGCTGTAACCTTGCCAGCATCATCTCTGTACAGTTCTACAAATTCTCTATGATATTCGCCATCCTCAATCCTGCGTACCTGGCGACTGACCAGTGCTAGCGGAAACTTGGAGACTTTGCGGTAAGCAAACGCTTCTTCAATATTAATAGGTTTCTGAGAGATCCTGAGCTGATAGTCATCAGGCTTAAGTTTCTTTTTCCACTCAAGTCTTTCTGCAAGAATCATCTCCAGGGCTTTTTCTACCTGGGAGTTTCCATACTCATCAATGCAAGGCTGCATACTCCACTGCTCAGGGATAAACAACCCACACTTGGCGATCTCACCGGCTTCATTAACCAGGTTGGTCTCTACCGCTAGTACGTCTTTAGAGTCTGGGTTTAAGATCAGTTCCTTCAGTGGTTCACACTGCTCCAGGTCACCCACAGAACCTGCAGCCACAAACATCCCTGTGTAGATCATGCCTGATTTCATGGCAGGTAGCAGGTACTCTATGGTCTCATTCATGCGTGGGGCAATACCTGCTTCCTCATGAAAGAAAAAAGTACAGGGACCACCGACACCATTGGTAGGGTCTTTCTCCAGGGCAAGACCAAAGACAACAGACTTTAAGCCCACGTCACGCTTCTTGCCACCTTGGTTCACCTCAATTTTCTGTTCCCAGTTGAGTACTTTGTCAGGGTTAGAGGGACGATACCAGCCTGTGTGGCTGTTCAAGAAGTTGCGGTACTCTTCCAAAAACCTCCAGGTACCTTTTTCGTTGATGTAGTCTTTTAGAGAACCTGCCATCTTGTTGACAGCACCTTCTTCAAACCAGTACAGATTGATAATCTTGGCAGCGTGGTAGTAAGAAGAGGCAATCTGTCGCTTCTTTAGAATCGCGCAATGTTTGTAGCTATGCTTGGCAATGTCTTCATAAAGGGCCATGTGGTACTGCGCATCACGCACGTCAGCAAAGGTGAACTTGCCCACCTCTTTGTTGTAGATAGGCATAAAGTTCAGCCACATGTAGTAATCTCTGGTCAGATACCAGGTGTTCTTAGGACCATGTATGATCACCCCGTTGCGGCAGCGTTCTTTCTGGGTGTCCCAGTAGTAAACAAAGTCTTTGCTGCGACTGGGCGCTGTACAGTAAACTTTATACTTGTTGAAAAGCCTGGCCTGCTCATTGAACATCTCACAGGTCTTGTCAAAGTTGTACTGACCTGGTTCTTTGAACATACTCCACAAAAACTCCACAAACGCATCCCTGGACGCAAACTCAGTGTGCGACCATGTGTCTGTAGCAGCAGTGTATGTGGGAACCTTGATGTACATTATTTTTTAGGGGAAAAACTCATAAGCAGTGCAGGGTCACCATTGCTTTTGACAAGGTGCTTTACAAGAACTTTTACGTCCTTGTGTTTGAAGATGGGATGCACTGAAGTTTCTGCATTAAAGTAAGCCTTGTGGTCATCGCGGTGGTAGGCTGCCCATTGGTTGGCAAAGTGGTTGTAGTGAAACACCCAGTCGTAAAGAATTTCTGCGGTCATGATAGTTTGGTTTTTGGTTTAACCCTGGTCGTATGCAATGTGC